GTCTTTACCGTAACCAAGGGCACTAGGCGCCTGGATCATCGCGAGCAAGACGAGTTAGAGGCATTGCTAGCTGGCTGGCGTGACATTGACTCAGCGCCCCTCGATGGCACACAGGTCATTCTACGCCGAGGCAAGCGCATCACAACTGGCGCGCTCATTCAGTGGGGGAACGCGCACCCTGAATACGACAGCAATGGCGCAGTGATCGGGCATGGCGCGCAAGAGCCGGGGGAGATTTGGTCTAGCGCTGACGGTGGCTTTACGAAAGACGAGCCGCCGACTAGCTGGATGCCGCTTAACTAAAAAGCCCGCTTACCTAGTGAGATAGGAGCGGGCCAGATCAACGTCGAGAAGATCAAGGAGAACGTTATGACATTTTTTGATGCCAAGCAAGAGCTAGCGATGCTGCTGCGCAACGGGCAGATGACGCTAGATGAATACGAAGTTGAGCTAGCGTCGCTGAAATACGCGTACGGCGAGGCAATGAGCAGAGCAGACGACCTGCAAGGAGTGGTGGCATGAGCTTAGCAGTCATGATTCTTGGTGAGTCAGGCGCGGGTAAATCGCGCTCAATGAAACACTTAAAGCCTGACGACACGCTGGTCGTTCAGCCCATCCGTAAGCCGCTGCCTTTCCGTTCAGCGAACTGGCAGCCATTCACTAAGGAGCATCCGAACGGGAGCGTAATCTTTACCGACAGCATCCCCGCCATCATCAAGTGCATCGTAAATGCCGAGAAATGGGGCAAGCAGCATGTTGTGATCGATGATGCGCAATACATTATGGTCAACGAGAGCTTGCGCCGCTGCGCGGAGACTGGCTTTACGAAGTTCACCGAGATGGCTAAGGGATACGTTGACCTGATCCACGCAGCAGCGAACACCAACAACAATGTGCGTGTGTACTTCATGACACACATCCAGACAGACGACTTTGGTTTTTCAAGAGCGAAAACGGTCGGAAAAATGATTGATAGTCAAGTTTGCCTGGAAGGGTTGTTCAGCATCGTCATGAAGTGCCAGGCCCGCGATGGCAGGCACTTTTTTAGCACCAAGACTAACGGCAACGACCCCGTTAAAACGCCGGAAGATATGTTCGATTCAGACGAGATCGAGAACGACCTGGCATCAGTTGATGCCGCGATATGTGACTACTATGGAATCCAAGCCAATCAACAGGAGAAAGCAGCATGAGCGCCGTATTCCAATATAACGAAGAGCAAGCCGCAGCCGCCGATGCAGGCGGCGGTGATTACATCACCGAGTCTTGCGTGGCGCGCGGATTCATCGACCAAGCGAAGTGGGTAGAGGCGAACACCGGCGCTAAAGGCTTGGAACTGACGTTCGAAAGCGAGAAAGGCCAGAGGGCCAATTACCTCACGCTCTACTACCAAAAGAAAGACGGCAGCCAGAACGAAGTAGGCCACCAGCAGATTCAAAGCATGATGGGCGTCACTGGTGCTCAGACGCTAAGCCAGCAGCAAGGCAAAGATGGATTGATTGCCCCAGAGCTAACTCGCAAGCCCGTTCAGATCGCATTGGAGCGCGAGAACTACATCAAGAATAACGGCGATGAAGGGTTTCGATTCAAGATCAAGTGCTTTATGTCGCCCAAGTCTGGGCTAACTATCGCTGAGCATAAAGCGGGCAAGCAAGCAGAGTCGGCAGGCTACTGGACTGAACGCCTCGCCAAAAATCCAAAAGGCGCGCCGCCTAAGCAGCAGGCGCAAAGCACACAAAGCTATGGCGGCGACCCTCGCCAGAACGGCGACAGTTTTAGCTATGGGGCCCCAGGGAATGACGACATGGATGACGCTATCCCCTTTTAGATCAATAGCTTAATGAAGTTAAAGGCCGCCATCGAGCGGCTTTATTTTGGAGGTCACTATGCAATCACTTTACGCGCTGACTAACGAGTTTCAGCAGCTAGCTGATATGGATGCAGATAATGACGCAGATTTTGCCGCTGCATTAGCCGACACGCTGGACGCTAACAGCAGTCAGCTAGAAGACAAAATCGAGGCCACGATCATTGTGGCTCGTCAACTAGACGCTGATGCCGAAGCGCACGATGCAGAAATAAAGCGCCTGATGGCTCGCAAGAAAACGCTAGAGCGCAATGCTCAGGCTTGCCGTGATCGCGTCTTATGGGCGATGGAGTCAACAGGTCGCGACAAGCTAAAGCGTCAGCTATTCACGATTACTCGCGTTAAGCCTCGCGTGACCTGCGATGTTGAGCACGCAGACCAAGTGCCAGAGCAATACACCAAACTGATTCCTGAGAGCCGACAGCCAGTAAAGTCCGATATTCTCAAGGCGCTACAGGCTGGTAACGAAGTGCCCGGTTGCCGTCTATCAGAGGGCAGGGCATCGCTACGTGTCAGATAGCCCGCGAGCAACACAAAGCCTAACAGCCCCATTCTAGGGGCTTTCTATTTCTGGAGAACGTTATGCAATGCGATTGCCATACGGCGCTTGAAACCAAGATGCGCGAGAAAGTAAAGAGCCAGATTCCCGAAGGAGCCCGCAACTTTACAGGATCATTAGAGGGTTACGCTTTCATTCTAGAGGGTAACGCAATGGTCACGCGGCCAGCGATGCCATTCAAAGTCGAATACGAAGCCCCTAAAAAACGCGGCGACGGATTCACTAAGAAAAAAGAGACCGTCAACATAACCGCGAACCTATGTCCCTTTTGTGGCAAGCCGACTAAAGCCGAAGAGGAGGCAGCCTAATGCCCCTTATCCACATGACTCGCGGTGACTTTTGCACCACCGCCTTCACCCATAACCACGGCACCGCTGAACACGCGGCCATCACCAGTGGCGCGGACATCGTGATCTTCGACGACGGCG